GGGGCCAACTCCTCGTCCACTCAGGCGGATCTGACCATCACCCGTATTAGCGTTTCTACGTACGCTACGATACCTAACAAGCTACAGCAAGCGCGTCCTATACAAGTCTGGGTGCAACGCATGAGCGGGCAGGTAAGCCCGGCCAACGCGACATTGGTGGGCACCATCAATAGCTCCACCACGACGATCACGCTCAGCGACACCACGAGCCTTCCGGCTGCTGGCTTTATCCGGCTTGACAGCGAAGATATCTACTACGGGTACATCAACAGCAACAACACGCTGGGAGGTGTGTTCCGTGCACAAAACGGCACGACTGCCGCTTCGCATACCAACGGCACTACGGTCTATAACCCCAACCTACCTGCCGTCACTGTCTGGCCTACACCTGATAACAGCACCACATACACGTTTGTGTACTGGCGACTGCGCCGTATCCAAGACGCTGGGTCTGGGGTGGCTACGGCGGACATGAACTTTCGTTTCCTACCTTGTGTGGTTGCGGGACTGGCGTACTACATTGCCATGAAGCAGCCCGAGTTGGCCGACCGACTCCCAATGCTCAAGCAAGCATACGACGAACAGTTTGATTTGGCTGCGGGCGAAGACCGCGAGAAGGCCGCAGTGCGGTTTGTGCCCCGGCAGATGTTTATTGGCGGGGGGTATACCTAATGGGTAATCGCTTCGCCTCTGGCAAGTTCAGCATCGCCATGTGCGACCGCTGCGGGCAGCAGTTCAAGCTGAAGACGCTGCGCAAAGAGGTCATTAAGACCAAGATCTTCAACTTGTTGGTTTGCCAAGAATGTTGGGATCCAGACCATCCGCAGTTGCAGCTTGGCATGTATCCGGTTGATGACCCGCAAGCCGTGCGCAACCCGCGCAAGGACAGCACGTATGTAACTGCGGGGGTGAACGGACTGCAACTCGACCCGGACAATCCGTACGGTGGTGTACCCACTGGCGGCTCTCGGGACATCCAATGGGGGTGGAACCCCGTTGGAGGGGCTAGAGCAACTGATGCAGGGTTGACGCCAAACTACTTGGTGGCAATTGCCTCTGTTGGTACAGTAACCATCCAAACGACGTAAGGAGTCGATATGGACAAGAAAGATCTCGCGCAAGACAAGAAGATGATTGCTGGGGCCGTGCACAAGCACGAAAAGGCAAAACACCCCGGCCAACCCATGACCAAGCTTGCCAAGGGCGGTAAGACCAATGCACAGATGAAGGCGCTGGGCCGCAATCTTGCCAAGGTTGCCAACCAGAAGAAGTCTTCGTTCACCTACAAGAAGGGTGGCTAAGATGGCTAAGTTCAGCAAGAAGATGGGCGGCAAAGAAGTTGGCGACGCCAAGGTCTATGCCGAGCCGCACACGATGAAGGGTGGCAAGGTTGCTCTTGGCAACGGCGCTACTGCGGAGCCGACCGTAGCGAACCGCATAAACATGTCGGTGGGCAACATTACCCGAGACGGCTACGACCCGGCACCCAAGACTTCCGGCATCAAGATTCGTGGTACCGGCTGTGCTACCAAGGGAACGATGGCTCGTGGCCCAATGGCGTGAGGCATAGATGAACTACACCGAGTTGAAGGCGAACATCGCAGACATCTGCGAGAACACCTTTACGAATGATCAGTATGCTTTGTTCACGAAGCAGGCTGAGCAACGTATCTACAACACGGTGCAGCTCGCCAACTTGCGTAAGAACGTTACTGGTACGCTGACTCTTGGTAACAAGTACCTTCAGTGCCCTGCTGACTTCCTGTCGGTGTACTCCTTGGCGGTAGTAAAGCCAGACGGAGACTACGTGTACTTGCTCAACAAGGATGTCAACTTCATCCGTGAGGCGTACCCAAACCCTAACGTTTCTGGAGTGCCCAAGCACTACGCTATCTTTGGCCCTCGCTCCGACAACGTTACCGAGTTGACATTCATCCTCGGGCCGACGCCCAGTGCTGCGTTGACCGCAGAACTGCACTATTACTACTACCCGGAGTCAATCGTTACCGCTGGCACGTCATGGCTTGGCGATAACTTCGACTCTGCTTTGCTGAACGCGGCGCTTGTTGAAGCCATCCGGTTCATGAAGGGCGAAGACGATCTGGTAGCGTTATACGAGAAGCTGTACGTGCAGGCGATCACTCTGCTGAAGAATTTGGGCGATGGCAAGCAACGTATGGACGCGTACCGTGATGGCCAAGTACGGTTGGCAGTTAACTGATGAGCATCGTTCAAACCCAGACAACCAGCTTCAAGAAGGAGCTTTACTTGGGCACTCACGACCTAACTGTGGATGTGCTCAAGGTCGCTCTGTACGACGCGAACGCTGATTTGAACGCAAATACGACTGTCTATACGACTGACCACGAGATAACAGGTACCGGGTATTCTGCTGGCGGCAAGGTACTTACTGGCGTTACAGTAAGTTCGTCTGGCTATACGGCCTACGTTGACTTTGCTAATGTAGAGTGGAATCCGGGTACCTTTACTGCGCGATGTGCGCTAATCTACAACGCAAGCAAGGGCAACAAGTCTATTGCAGTGTTGGACTTTGGGTCAGACAAGACCTCTGTAAACACTTTCACCATCGTCATGCCGGTCAACGACGCCAATAGTGCCTTGATCCGGTCTTCTAACTAGGAGCATCAAATGAGCATCGAAAAGGCCAAGGCCACTGATACCATGGACGGTGGGCTGATCGCCAACACCGGATCGTCCGAAGGCGCAACGGCGACGGGCAAGTACACCGTTGAGTGCTACGACAAGGACGGCAACCTCAAGTGGGTTGCAGAGACGCCTAACCTTGTGGTGAACGTCGGTCTGCAATACATGGCAGGCTCTGCGCTGACCTCTACTACGCAGATCACCTCTTGGTATGTTGGTTTGTATGGAGCAGCGGCTTCCAATAACCCCGCTGCTGGAGACACGATGTCCTCGCACGGCGGTTGGACGGAAGTGACGGACTACAGCCAATCTACGCGCCCTGCCGCTACGTTTGCTTCGGCCACAAATGCCAACCCGTCCGTGGTGACCAACAGCGCGAGCAAGGCTGTGTTTAGCATCAATGCCACGACGACTGTTGGCGGTGCGTTCCTGACAAGCAACGACACCAAGGGTGGTACGACGGGCACGCTGTTCTCGGCTGCTGACTTCCAAGCCCCCGGTGATCGTAGCGTGGTCAACGGCGATACGCTGAACGTTACTTACACCTTCAGCCTCTCCGCTTGAGGATGAGTAATGGCGCTCGTCCTCGCCGACAGAGTACAAGAAACCACTACAACCACCGGCACGGGTACTGTTACTCTGGCCGGTGCTGTTACCGGGTTTCAGAGTTTTGCCGTCGTTGGTAACGGCAACACTACGTACTACACAATAGCCCACTCCACGCTTGCGGAGTGGGAAGTCGGTATTGGTACGTACACATCGAGCGGTACTACGCTTAGTCGTACCACTATCCTAGCGTCTAGTAACAGCGGAAGTGCTGTTAACTTCAGCGCGGGTACAAAGAACGTGTTTGTCACCTACCCGGCGTCCTTGGTAACCACGACGAATAGCAAGATCGTTGCTATGTCTATCGCCTATGGGGGGTCTTAAATGGCTGCGCCAAACATCGTCAATGTTTCGGCAATGTATGGAAAGACCGCCGTGTTGGTGGTCACCACGTCCGCGACCGCCATTGTGACTAATACTGCGGCCAGCGGTAAGGTACTCAAGGTTAACGCGCTGTACGTGGCTAACGTAGACGGAACAAATAATGCCACTGTAGACGTGGATGTATTTCGTTCAAGCACCGCATACCGTATTGCTTACACGATTACGGTACCGGCGGACGCTACCTTGGACCTCATCAACAAGCCTTTGTACTTGGAAGAAGGGGATGCTCTTCGGATTACGGCCAACGCAAACAGCGACCTTGAAGCCGTCTGCTCGTACGAGGAGATTTCCTGATGAATCGCGGTAACGGCAGTATTGTTGGCACCCTGAATACTACGTCCTCTGCGGCTGCTTCGGGGTCTTTCAGCCTCTACCAGATTCAAGTTCTGGATAAAGCTGGGCAGTGGCCTTCTTACACCGTTACCGATACTTACTGGCCTTACGTGACAGCGTTGTTGCCGGGTACTGGAACTAACGGCGGTACAAACAATACGTTTTTGGACTCGTCTACTGCTGCCAATAGTCTTACTCGTTACGGTACGCTCACACAAGGCACTTTTAACCCCTATAGCCCTACGTATTCAGTGTTTTTTGACGGCACTGGAGATTCGCTTTCTATTTCTGGGGCAGCGGGGCCCGAAGGTACACAAGATTTTACTGTAGAGATGTGGGTGTATATTAGTACCATGGGTACTAATTTTCCGCGTTTATTTGAAAGTACAACCGCTAGCGCTTGGCAATTGTACTTGTCCAGTGGAACTTTAACTTACGGCCCTAACGGCGGGTCAGCCGTATTAACGTACAATATAAGCTCCCTAACAAACCAATGGGTGCATATTTGTATCACAAGATCTGGATCTGATGCACGAATGTTTATAAACGGCGTGCTACGAGCTTACTCTGCTAGTGGCGGCACAAATTTTGCCTCGTCGACTGCTTGGAGAACTTTTAATGAAGGTGGCGGTATTGTAGGGTATATATCGAACTTACGAGTAGTTCGTGGTTCAGTTGTCGCTGCATATTCTACGGCGGTTACTACAACTGGAACTACTGTATTTACTCCTCCTACGACCCCTCTTACGGCTGTTACCAACACTTCACTATTGATTTGCCAAAGCAATCGCTTCAACGACAACAGTGCTAACAACTTTGCTGTTACTCGCGCGGGCAATGTAAGCATTCAAAACTTTCAGCCGTTTAATTTTACGGCGTCTTACGCAGCCGGCACCATGGGCGGCAGCTTGTACGCCAACGGATCCACCGACTACCTCCAGACTACTAATACTCTTGCGTCGTTAAACCCCGCTGGAGGGGATTTTACTATTGAGTTTTGGGTGTATCCGCGCTCTTCTGCGAGGCAGGATTTATTTAACATCCAAGCTACTGACGGCAGTTTTAATCGCTTAGCCATTATTTATACTGGTGGCAATTTATCTTATTTTGTAGGCACCACAGGCGGCGCTACTGCAAAAATAAGTGGAGCTATTACCGCCGCTAATTTTATTGATACATGGCACCATGTAGCTTTGTCTCGATCCGGGTCTAATACACGCATGTTTGTAAACGGGGTTCAAGTTGGAACTACGTATACTACTCTAGATACGTGGACTTCAAGCATGCAGATGACCCTCATGCGGGACATAAACGCAGCGACGTATGCTACGGGTTATATGTCGAATGTTCGCATGCTTAAAGGCACTGCGTCATATACGGCAAACTTTACTCCACCTACTACGCCGTTGACTGATGTTACCAATACTTCTATATTGCTTAACTTCACAAACGGCGCAGTTATTGACAACGCAATTACTAATGACTGCGTAACTGTAGACAACACGCAAATTAGTACAGTTCAATCCAAATTTGGTTCGGGCTCTATTGCGTTTGACGGTACTAATGATTATTTGTCGTTCCCTGCGTCTAGAGGGTATGACTTTGCCACTGGTGATTGGACTGTAGAGTGCTGGGTATATTTCTCGTCTGTTGCTAGTACCCCGTATATTTGGCAAATCGGATCTGCTGCTGGCACGCGGTTTAGCTTATTCTTAACCGGCGGCGTTCTTAACGTGCTCTCTAGTGGCACTACCGTACTGGCTAGTTCAACTTCACTTTCTACGGGGCAGTGGTATCACTTGGCTGTAACTTATGTTGCTACCGGCACGACAACTCGTTTATTCATCAACGGTACGTTGAACATTTCAACTTCGTCCTATAGTGCGTTCCCTAAAAACTCCGGTACGTTGACTCTTGCACTTGGTTGGCAAAACTATGCGGGCGGTGCTGGCGACTACCTTAATGGTTACATGAACGACTTCCGTATAACCAAAGGCGTTGCTCGATATACTGCTTCGTTCACTCCACCAAGTACACCTTTCCCAACTGCATAACACTCTGTAGCCATGCTGGGCACTAATCCGTTTGCTGCGGCAGCGTTCTCAGCATTAGCATCATCTACCCCTACCCCCGTAACGGTAGAGGAAGATGGAAGCCTCTTTGGCTTCGGCCCTCTGGCTGGGGATGCATACGCGGGTAGCCCCGCTACGGGCGGGGGTGGTGGTAACACCTACGAAAGCGCTGTATCTGAGTCTGCTACTAGCGCGGATACAGTCGCTGCCGACGCTGTATTTGCTCGGGCTGTCTCTGAGTCTGCCACTGGCGCAGATTCTGTAGCCGCCGCAAGCACGTTCAATTCTGCTTGCGAAGACGATCTTCTCATTGAAGATGCTTGCGCTAGCAACCTAACCGTAAGCCCGTCCGTAGCCGAGACGGCTACCGGAGCCGACACGGTTGCGGCTGAGACTTCCAAGGATGCCTCAGTATCGGAGTCTGCGACGGGCTCTGATGCAGTTGCGGCTGATGCGACGTTTGGTTCTGCGGTTGCTGAGACGGCCACCGGCGCTGATGTTGTTGCAGCAGATCGCACTACTGACGCTGCCGTAGCCGAGACGGCCACTGGTGCAGATACGGTATCTGCTGAGCGCACCACCGACGCTGCTGTTTCGGAAACGGCCACTGGCGCTGATGCGGTGGTCGCTGGCCTGTCTCTCGATTCGTCCGTAAGCGAAACCGCTACAGGCGCGGACACCGTCAGTTCTGATGTTTCGCAGGAAGCCGCAGTAAGCGAGACTGCTTCCGGTGCTGATACCGTAGCAGCCAGTGTTACGTTTGAAGCGCTTACGAGCGAAACGCTGATTGGTGCTGACCTCGTAACGGCTGATGCTGAATTTGCTCCTACAGTTAGCGAGACAGCCACTGGCTCTGATAGTGTTGCAGCCGACGCAGCTTTCGCGCCTTCCGTTTCAGAGACCGCCACCGCTGCCGACTCGATAGAGGCTGACAAGTTCAGCGCCTTGGACGCAGTTGTATCCGAGACTGCTACGGGCACTGACACGGTATCCGCCCAAGCCGACCTCAATGCAGCGGTGAGCGAGGCTGCTACTGGGGCCGACGCAGTAGTTGCTGACGTTGAGGTCTATGCGGCTGTAAACGAAACGGCTACTAGTGCGGACACCGTTGCGGCTGACCTTACGCTCGATGCTGCGGTTGCCGAAACTGCTGCCGGTGCGGACACCGTTGCGGCTGACCTTACGCTTGATGCTGCGGCTGCCGAAACTGCCACTGGCGCGGATGCCGTAGCGGCTGACGCTACGCTAGAAGCGTTCCTAAGCGAGACGCTTCTCCTTGAGGATGTTGCAACGGCTTCTGCCTCGCTGGGCGCTGCGGTTGCAGAGACTGCCACTGGCGCGGACACGGTCGCCGCCGGTATCAGTCTTGATGCTGCGGTCGCGGAAACCGCCACCGGTGCCGACGCTGTAGCGGCCAACGCCACGGTCGATTCTGCGGTTGCGGAAACCGCTACTGGCGCGGACGTTGTGGCGGCGAGCCTTACGCTTGATGCGGCTGTGGCTGAGACGGCTGCGGCTGCTGATACTGTATCGGCTGAGCGTGTACTTGAAGCTGCGGTATCGGAGACGGCTACTGGTGCTGACAGCGTTAGCACGTTGGTCCCGGTAGACGCAGCCGTATCCGAAACTGCTACCGCAGCCGACACTGTTTCTGCGGCGCGGATAATCGAAGCATCCGTATCTGAAGGCGCATCTGCCTCGGATCAGGTATCGACAACTGCAAGCCAAAACCCGATTGTTTCTGAAACGGCCACTGCAACGGTTGTAACTGCTGGCGGTTTGTCGTATCTTGCGCAGGTTAACGAGAGTGCAATTGCCACCGACGCCGCGTTCGCCCGGTTCTTGTGGGAGATCATCGACGACACGCAGACTGCCAACTGGGGCGACATAACGACTGTGCAGACTGCTAGTTGGCAAGATGTGCCTGCTGGAACGTCGGGGGCGGGTTGGACTGACGTAATAACAGAATGAGGCTGATATGTCCTTTGTCCTTGCTGATCGCGTAAAAGAAACGACCACAACCAACGGCACCGGCACCATCACGCTTGCTGGTGCAGCTACTGGGTTCCAGTCTTTCTCTGCCGTTGGTGATGGTAATGCTACTTACTATTGCATTGCGCACACCACTGCTAGTGAATGGGAGGTGGGGGTTGGCACTTACACCTCTAGCGGCACTACGCTAAGCCGAGATACAGTGCTTTCGTCCTCTAGCGGCACATCCAAAGTTAGCTTTTCGGCTGGCACCAAGAACGTCTTCGTCACGTTCCCTGCTGAGATTACCGTGGCTCAGGGGTTGTCCCGCGCTCTCGCCATCAACTGCATTCTTCCGTAAGGGGTCATCATGCCTGCTAATACCCAACCAATCTTTTCCGCTGCTGGAGCCACTGACTCCGCCGCGTCTAACAACAGCGGTACCGTTGTAGGGCCAACTGCGAACACTGCGCAGGATGGCAGTGGTACGTTAATCAAAATCTTTACTGCGGGCAGTAATGGTTCGTACGTACAAAAGATTCGCTTCCGCCCTGTTGGCTCTCCTGCGGCTACGGTAGCTCGGGTGTTTATCTCATCGTCTTCGACCACTAGCGCTACTGCTACTTGGCTCTACGATGAGATTACGTTGCCTGCGGTAACTGTGTCTCAGACAGCCGCTACATCGGTGTACGAGTTGGCAATGAATTTTGCACTTGACGCCAACTATCTGCTGTACGCTACGTTTGGAACTTCGACGGGTTCCGCAGGTACTGGCTATTCCGTCGTTGTTATTGCCGGAGACTACTAATGGACATCGTTTGGTGGGCTATTGAATTCGCTGATGGCACGTCTGGCTACATGAAGATGAGCAACGGCGCATGCCTTGGCGTGTTTCGCGCTGACGGAACGCCGGTTCAGCCGGACGAGAAGGTGGAATACACCTGCACAAGTATGGACGTTGCCGCGCCTTCTTGGGCCTAAGTCATGCTTGATGTATTTGGCACCCCCTCGCCAATTTCCTGCGACGTACAGCAGTTCACTGCGTCTGGTACGTGGTTAAAGCCTCGCGGTGTTTCGCAGGTATACATTGTGTTGGTTGGTGCAGGCGGCGGGGGGAGAGCATCTAGTACATCTACTGGCGGAGGGGGCGGTGGCTCCGGGGCCATATCTGTGTGGTTTGGCTCCGCCATGGTTACACCTGATTCCTTGTCTGTTGCCGTAGGAGTGGGAGGTGCTGCTGGTGTTGCTGGTGGCGCTACTTCCATTTCTTCGTTTGTCGGCAGTACGTCTTACACATTGCTGAGCGCTAACGGCGGCGGTTCAGGTGTTGCATCTGCTACGGGTGCCACGGGCGGCGCAGTGTTTACTGCAAACGCCTTTTGCGCTTCGGGTATTGTGTTTCTTTCTGCTGGCACAAACGGTGGCACCGTTGGTACCTCTTCCGGCAACGCTACCGTTACGCTACCTATTTCGGGCGGCGCTGCTGGGTCTGCCACAGCAGCTACCGCTGGTGGGTCTGTAACCCCCTTGATGGGCTACCCAACTATTGCTGGGGGCACAGCAGGCGGCACCGTACCCGGCGCAAACGGGTTCACTATTTTCAGCCCGTTCTTCTTGGCAGCAGGCGGTGGCGGCGGCAGCACTAACGACACTATTGGAAGT